CTCACCTAACGCTATAGACATAATCTTTTCATAAGTAGGGAACCTATGGTTTTTCAACCATTTCCGAACGTTGGAAGTTTTTCCAGCATATCGAGGTCTTTCAGTTCCCAAGTGGATGAAGACCCCAACTCTGTCACCTTCGGTGTCCCTAGATTCTTCAACAACAACCTTGTCGTAAAACATTAACAATATGTAACTAGTTTCTTCAATGTATTCTTCAAGAAACATTTCATAGACGTCATGAAGATGCGCGGTTTGGTATGCTGAACCAATAATACCATCAAGATGTAGCATTAAAAACGCCACATCATGGTAACCAGCTACACGTACTCTAAATTCTGTCCGTTTGGCTAAGAGTGCAGTGCGATTCCCCGCAATCGAATAGTCTGGGATTCTATGTCCTAGGATCTGATAATAATACAGGCTTTTATGAGGCACGGCTACAGGCTCCAACCCCACTAAAGCCAGATTATCGAATCCAGTACTCTCCCGTATGACCTCCATGCCCCAGTGTTCCTTTATATACAGGAAGATATCATCCCAAACTTGCAATGACTCATTGGTACCAATTGCATCATCGTCACCTGCATTACCAATAACGTTGAAATCCCAAAATTGCGACGGTTCACGATTAGTGACTATAGACCACGCCGCTATGATCATCATTCGAAACGAATCACGATTATCAACACCTGTATTGCCCTGACCAGTCATCAATCCTCCAGTATGTTCCTGGGTATTCCCATCATTTAAATTTACCAGTTTTGCCCAAGACAACGCTATATAAGACGCCCAAATTTGAGATATCGCCACCTCACGAACAGGGGATTCCTCATAGGCGATTGACCGTAATTCCGCCAATCCATCAATAGCGATTGCTGGGGTCAATTTGGAATCAAATTCTTTAGCATCAGCTTGTATGACATTAGCAAAGCGACGCAACTCGTCATAAAAGGGGCGAAACCCCTTTTCTGCTCTAATTCGATCATTCATAATATGGGCATGAACTGGCGGTAGTCGTCGAGTCACCTCGACAGTGGCAACATATTGTAACACATTGGAAAGAATATCAGAGGCGATGATTGTTCTGATATTCTTACCATCAATAAGTTTTTGTAACTGAATTATATCGCTTTTAACAAAACAATGTGCACAAGTGTTAGGATGGATGCCGGCTTTTAACAAATCTTCAGCCACCTTAACTGTAGCATCCAAAATCCCAAAGTCTCTTAATTGTTTACGATCCCTAAAACGTGGAATCCAAGGTAAGCC